CTAGTCATTGATGGTCATCCTTCCAAAATGCCCGGCCCCGTACCGGTCAGAAACCTGCGCAACTTCAAAGTTATATGGCTCTGCTACTCCGTCAGATGCTCGCATTGCCGCCGAATAGTTCCAGTTCGCTTGCCCGATGATTTCTTCACGGCGCAACGCACCGTTTGTGAAGATGCGCACCACATAGGTTTCCGCAGCCTCACCCAAGGGCACATCAACCAGCGACCAAATATCCCCATCTATTCGCGTGCGCCGAACCCAACTGAGAAGATGGTCCCCCCCTGTCAAAACACGGTTGCGCAGATGCACCGGGGCGTAGGGCCGCAAACCATTGCCTTGGAACGTTTGCTCAAATGGCACGAAATTCGGACCACTTAGTGGCTGGCTGGCCGGCCCGACGCGGTAAAAGCGCGACAGCCCCCTTTCACTCGACCCAAGGTCAATTTGTTCGAGCCCGCCCCCCAGCAGAACAACCATGCTGCCCTCGGGCCACACGTCCGGAATATCGCCATCCGTTCCTAGTTGGCCCCGCAAACGCAGGCTCAGATCGTATGTGTCTGGACCAACAAGTTCTGCGCGTTCGAACTGAAAAATCTCCCATTCCGATGCTGAACCATCACCGATCGCCATTGCATTGGCCCCGTTGAGCATTTCCGTTGTCGGCACAGAACTCAACGCGCCGTCGGACAACTCCACGCGAAGCGGAGCGCCTCGGTCCACGATGCCAGGATTTGCCCGCGCCATCTCACTCCGTGTGAGACCAACGATGCTAGGGCCCGCGACCAACGTATTCAGCCGATAATCAGCATCACTGCTGGAGCTATAGACGGCAACCTGACCCGGCCAGGGCCGCGCCGCGACAGCAATATAGGGCGCGTGGGCAACGGCATCGCTTTGCAACAAGGGCAAATCCATGAAAATACCGGTGGGCGGAACCGCAGCTTGCCGTGTCTGAATGCGCGGGATTTCTTCCACCGCAGGGCCGGGCAAATAGATAGCGGGTTCCACCCGAGTAGCCTCAAGTATCTGAAGGCCGTGTTGTTCACTTCTGTCGATGCGATAACGCGCACCGCCCGCATCATCTGCCAACTGCACCACATCGCCCGCTCCGATCTCCATGCGTGACGGCGGCAAAGCAAACTTCGCCGTATCCCGGCCCGCACGCGCTTCGGCAAGCCAACGTTCGGTAATTCCGCGCGCCTCTGCTGCTGTCAGCACAAGGTTGAGTTCCGATTGCGCCGCCGACACGGCTTCAGACCCCGGCAGAGCCGTCTCAATCGCAGACACCTCAAAGCTGCCATCTGCTCCGATATAGTTGAGCCGAACGCGATCAGAAAGCTCAGCGCTGGCTGATCTGCTGCGCTCCAGATCGCTGGCCTGATCGGGATGCTGGGCAAGATCCTCGCCCGTCAACGAAGCAACAGCCCTGCCACTTCGGTTCTGAAAAACAAGCCGCCCGTCCCGCTCGTGCACGTCCATGCCGTATGCCAGCATCAATGGCTCCAACGCTTGCCGCGCGCTACCGACATCCGAAACGGCATATCCACGCACCAAACCGTGCAGATTGCCAACATCCGGGTCCTTCAACCCAGCACCAAGACAGATTTCCCGTACTACACTGGACAACAGTTGCGCCCCCGTGCGGCCGTTTAGCCAATGCCCGCGAATATAGTTCGGCCCATCACTCCAAACCTCAGACAAACCGGGGAACCAAGGATAGGGGCGCGCGTCCCACGCCCAAACATGTGCACGGCTCATGTCGACCATGGGTCCACCGTAAAGGCCGGACGTTGGGTTATTCGCCGGCTCGGCCCAATGTGCAAATGACGCCCTAAGGTACTGCATCTGAATCAGATCATCCCGCGCCCCGCTCGACGCACGTGGCAAAAGCGACTCTGATGATTTTGGGTCGATGAACTTGTTAGGTTGGTTTGTGCCCTTGTCGATGGCCGCACAGCCCAATTCGGTAAACCAAATCGGTTTCGATTGTGGTTGCCATTCTGTCGGCGCAGATTGCCGGACACCGCCAATGCGATTGTGATGCGGCAACGCCCACCACGACCTTATGTCTTTGTAGCGAAACACCCACGGCTCGCCATAGGCACCATCGGTGATCGGCGCGCGCAACTGCGCCTCGGATGCCTGCGCATCGGGATAGTACCAATCAAACCCTTCCCCGCCAGCCACATTGGATTTTAGATACTCAATGTCATAGATGCTTTCCCAGGCAGCATCCGCGTGACCTTCGCCATCGCGCCAGTCGGACAGCGGCATGTAATTGTCGATCCCAATGAAATCGATCTCGGGATGCGCCCAAAGCGGGTCAAGATGAAAGAAATGATCCCCCGATCCGTCTTGCGGCGTGAACCCGAAATACTCCGACCAATCGGCCGCGTAACCCAGTTTGACGCCGCCACCAAGAAGCGCACGCACCTCACCAACCAATGCCATGAAAGCCTGAACAGCCGGAAAGCTGTTCCCTACGCCGCGGATCTGCGTCAACGCGCGCATTTCCGAACCGATACAAAAACTATCAACGCCACCAGCCGCCCGGCAAAGGGCAGCATTGTGCAAAATAAACCGCCGAAGCGACCATTCCTGCGGCCCGGAATAGCTGACGCTTCCCGGGGAAACTGTAAAGTCAGCTGCTGTCGCAGTTCCGAAGAATGCTGCAACTTCCGCAGCAGCGGTTGCGCTTCCGTCCGTCGATCCTGGCAATCCTGGGGCAATGGACGTTGTAATTCGTCCACGCCAAGGCAGCTCTGCTTGCCCGGTCGCCCCTGTCCATGGATCTGGCAAAGTATTTCCGGGAAGTTGTTCCATCAGGATGAACGGATAGAACATCACTCTTTTACCACGCGCGTTCATATTGCGGATCGCTTCGATCACACTGGCATCAGCCGGGGTTCCCCCATAAACCGACTTGCCATCAACACGCGGAACTTCCTCAGCCGCGACCCGGTTCACGCCCGCCACATTCCACTGCATAGGCGCGCCATCCGCATACTTATGCTCGACCTTTGGCTTGATCTGAGCAGATCCACACCGCAAGTCATCGCCAAACCACGACACAACGAGAGAGATCGAGTGACAGTTCGGCAACTCCGTTTGCAGCGCATCCATCGACGCAAGAAAGTCTGTCGCGGCCATGGTGTTGTGCATATTGGCGGCAACATTCCGACCCGGACCCTCTGCGTAGTAGACCGGCGAGGTTGCAAGCGAGTATTCGCCGGTGCCCGGGATCAGCGCGACAGCTCGAATGCCCTCAACCATAGACCGCGCCGCGTCCATTGCTTCTTCTTGCTCTGGGCGCACCACCTCAAAAGTGAATTGTGGCACGCGGTTGCCAAATGGAGTCAGATCAAGATCCTCAAGGACCACATAGGCCGTGCCCCGATACGCCGGTGCTAACTCTGCACCTTCAATTGCCGCGATCTTGGGATCAGCCTGCTGGGTATCAGAGCCGGGATAGACGCGAACCGACAAGCTGTCGCGCTCCAACTCCTGACCATCCGCCCAAATCCGGGCCACATGCCCGATCTGCCCTTCACACAATGCAATCGCCAGACTGACGCTATAGCTGTAGGTCGTGACGCTCGTCCCGCCTCCGCCGCCGCCCTTGCCGCCAGAAACACGCTCAGTGCTGGCTTGCTCGGAAAACTGCGAAGCCCAGATGACCTGACCCGCCATGCGCATTCGACCATAGACTTGCGGAACTGGGGCGCCTTCGCTGGCGCCGGTCAGCCGGAACCGCTCCACCCGGCCACGCTCAACAACTTCCGAACCAGAGCCCATAAGTTGCTGGTCGATCAGCTGACCAACAGTGGCACCAACAGCACGCCCAAGGACCGCTGCCGACAAGCCAAGAACGGAGCCGCCAACAGCTCCGCCAGCAGCGGCGCCAGCCGCCGATAAAAGCAATGTTGCCATTATGACGTCTCCTCGGGAAAGGCAAAGCGCGCGACGATCCGGCGACGCCAAGGCTCAGACAAAGGGCTTTCGACCACACCGTGCCGCTCGTATGCGTGCACGAAGCGCGCATCGCGACCAGTAAAGGATTGCATCCCAAGATGCTTTGCGATGCTTCCGTCCCTCATTCGGAATAACAACACATCCCCAACTGCCTCTGACGCAAGCGGTCGTTCAACCAACCAGCGACTTGCAGCGCGCCATAGTGCTTCCTCGCCCTGCGGCTCCGCCCAATCACGGCTGTAAAACGGAATAGACTCGGGCTCCGCTCCGTACAAATCACGCCAAACGCCGCGTAGAAGTCCAAGACAATCGCACCCGGCGCCCTTGCGGGTCGCTTGATGGCGATAAGGCGTGCCAATCCAACTCCTTGCAACGGCAATACTTTTCTCCGCACATGTCATTTGTTCATGCTCCCGCCTGCGTTGCTGTCCCCATTCCGGGGGTAGGCCATCAGCCAATCCTCACCAGGGATGTGGGGAAATCCGCGAAAATTCAGGAAGTTGTTGAATTTGTTGCGACAAGTATCTGCTCGCTTGTCGCAGCCGACGCGAAGACGAACCAGATCCCCAACTGCCGGTGCCGCCCGTAATTCCTGCCACAACCGCATTTGGCGTTCCGTGCCGATCAGCTCATCCGACTTGATCATCGCCGCAAGACCACTTGCATTTCCGCTGACCATCTCAAAATGACCTCGCACAAACCAATCGACCCCGTAGCCACCAAGACCGGACAAAGTGAATTCTTGGCGGCCAAGCACGCTCGCAATCTGCGCGGTTGCCACGAACGGCGCACCAGCAAGACTGACCTTGCATTGGCCGTCGCCCAAGTTGGCCGAGCATTGCCGCTGAAAGACCCGCCCATGCGGCTGGTTCATACGTTCGCTCAACCCACGCAATTCAGCGCGAAAAGCACCGCCGCCAGACTGTACTTCGCCGATAGTTCCATCGAACAACAAATGACGTTCTGCCGGAGCTTTCCAATTCACAAGCCACGCCCGAACAGCGGCGCTATCGAAACGTCCCGCGACAAGATCCGCCTCTGTGACCGACGCATCGCTTAAGGCGCCCAAGGCCTCGCCATTGTCCACGGACAGCCCGGTTGTTTGCTGAATAGCTTGCCCTGTCAGGCCCGTATCGGCCCTAAATATGACCCCGTCGAAGCTGATATCCTTGTCGTGATCGGTAAACCCAAAAGTCTCACCATCCTGCCGCTGCACAGACCAGCAGCGGCACAGGTTGGTCACTCCAGTAGCGAGATGCGCTGCCAGCGCTGCCTGCAACGCCATCAGACCCGGACTTCCAGAACAGGCACATCAGGTACATCGCCGGCTTGAAAGCTTGAGACAGATGTCACGATTTGGTCTGTTTCAAAGCGCACGGGAACATCAAACTCGAACCCGGCGGTAACGACGGCACCATCCGCCGGTGGCAAGAGAAACACGACGGCACCAGCCACCAAGTCCACCGCAAACGCCGCGCCCGGTTGCTCTGCACCATCAACCGCGACGCGCACGGTCTGATCCACAGGCTTACTGATGGGCCGCAGATAGCTTTCAGAACCGGACGCATAAACTTTACAAAGCGAAAACCGCAGCGTGGCGCCATCGCCGACGCCAATCTCCTGATCACCGGCACTCACGTCTTCAGACGGCAAGCAACTCTTGTAGTCTGCCCAATCCTTCCAGCGAAACCCGTTCAATTGCCCCTGACGTGCCTCAAAGAAGGCGATCAGCGTGGACACATCATCAAGGGACCGAACGCCCATGCCCGCATCATATCGGCGGCGGGAATGCGCCCATGGCGAATTGCGCTCTTCATAACCATTAGCAAGGGTGACAACTTCGGTCCGACGCACCGGCCCCCCGGCAGAACCAAAGCTTAGCGATGTCGGAAAGCGGACTTCATGAAATCCCATAGTGTATCCTTCCTTTAAGCGTCAACGATTGCGCTGGCCGCGCCCAAGCGCCCGGCTCACCTGCGAAGCGATCTGCCCCTGCGACCGCTGAAAGCTCGTCGCGTCCGGTGTGGTTACGTTCATCACAACTGTGACAGGCTGGCCGCCACCATCGCTGCGCACGCCAAGCTTGCCGTCTGATCCACGGGTCAGTGGCATGATCGCCTCTGGCCCGGCCTCGCCCATCAAGCCGGTACCGCCCCGCATGGGAAACGTCGTTGGCCCACTCACAACCCCGCCGCGCGCGAACGGCATAACCCGCCCTTGCGAAAAGGGGGCTCCGTTGGCAAAGGGCATCGCTCCGCTGATCAAAGCCTCAATTCCGGCCCCAGCCATCTGGCCGACATGTTTGGTCACCGGATTGAGTGCCGCAGAATATGCCGACCCAATGATTGACTCCCCAACTTGCCGAAGAGCGTCTGACGCCTTCATCCCGTCAAACACCAGACCTTCGAACGCGCCTCGCAAACCACGGCTGATCCCATTCGACAACGTCCGAACTTCGCGCCCCGTATCCGACATCGTCGTGCGTATTTGCTGCAACTCACCGGAAAAGGTTGACGCCACGCTCTGCGCACCGGCCAGGCTTTCTTCAAGTCCCCGCATTTGCGCCTCAAATTCGTCTGTCCCGTCCAACTCAACCATCATCCAAATCTTTCTTTGTATCCGGGAACCGCTGCATCAGGTCTTGCAACCGCGCTCGGTCCAGCGGGGCCCCGTCCTGACCAACCCCAAGCATCACGAACAATTCGGCTGGGGTCAGTTTCCAGAATTCATCGGGCTTCAATCCAAGCCCATGCAGACCGGCGCGCATCATTCCCGGCCAATCAAGCCTGCTCATTTGGCCTCGGGCACAGTGAATGCGCGGACCAGCAATTGAGCAGCGGCTTGCGCGGCGACAAGCGGTCCGCCTTCGATATCGGCACGCAACAGATCTTTTGCGCCAATATCCCAACCACCGCCACGCAGCCCGGCTACGACCAACGCCAGAACATCCCGAGTTGAACATTCGCCAGTTTCGAACCGCCGAACGAGATCCACGAGGGTTCCGACCTCCAGGCCCGCCTCCAGCTCAGCCAACGCGCCAAGCGTAAGCTTCATGCGCCGCGGCGTGCCATCAACCGACAATGCCACTTCTCCAGTCCAAGGGTTCGCCATCACAGCGCCGTAAAGCTAAGCGACCCCGACGACGCCATAGACATTTCATAAGATGCCTCTCCGTCATGGCTTCCGGCATACTCAAGCGCGGTGATCTGAAACGCGCCCTCGACGACACCGAAATCAGGGATAAACACCTGAAATTTTGGCACTATTCCTGCGAAAAACACCTCACGGGCCCGAGCGTCTGTAGCGGCGTCTCGAAAAACGCCAGACCCGGACAAGCTCGCCGATCGCATCCCTGCACCACCAAGCAACTCGCGCCAGCCACCGGCACTGTCGAGGCTGGTCACATCCACCGTTTCCGCGTTGAAGCTGATGCGGCTGGCACGCAATCCCGCGACAGTCTGAAAGTCACCTGCCCCATCGATGTCGAGTTTGATCAACAGGTCCTTGCCATTTTGAACAGCCATGTCAGTCTCCGATCCAATTTCAAATGTCGTCAAGGAAGGCGCGGAAAGTCATTTCAACCCGCCGCCGAATTCCGTTTCGGTCCCGCCGCGCTACGGCGCGTTCAAATCGCAATGAAACAACCCGGCCCCGCGATAGGCTAAGCGGCATGCCGACAAGCGCAGCCTCCACAGTTGCCGCCGTCTGTTTGAGCAGGTGGAAGCCGCCCCCATCCCCAACCACAGAAACGGCAAAGCGGTGCTGCGCCGCATGGCCGGTCTTGTCGGACCTGTCGCGCACATCCTCGGGGCCCAGCGCGACATAAAGAGACGGAGGTAGACCCGCTGGCGGTGCATCAAAGACGGGAACTGCGCTCAACGCACCATCCTCACTCAAACGCTCAAACACGGCGGTCTGAAGGGGTGCAGAAAGAGCATAGGTCATACTGTGACCTCCTCGATGGCGCGGCATTCCACAAAGCGTCCAGCCGGGTCAGCTTCGCTGACTGCAATAATGTCAAAGATGCGGGTGCCATGGCGAAACCGGTCCTTTGGGTGGGGCCGAGACGGTGCGCCATAAGGCGCCCCCGCAACAGTCACCCGGAAAGGCACCCGCGAAACTCCGGCGGCACCGTCCAGCAGCTCACGACCTGTCAAAGGCTCCAGACACGCGTAATGCGCTCCCTTCGCTCGCCAGACAGAAACGTTGCCTCCCGCTCCGTCTGGCTCCACCACCTGTTCCTCAAGCGTAACAAGCCACCGAAGTTGCGAGCGTTTCATGCGACAACCCCGCCCAAAACACGCACCGTCCGATAGCGCTCAATCAGCGTGGACACCCCGAAGGGCATGTTTCCATCGTGCTCTACGATCTCATGGCGCAACTCATAGAAATGCGCGGCAAGAAGCAGCACAGCATGCGCAAGATCCGGCGGCATCGCGTCCCAATCCGCACTGTAGCCAGCGGTAAATGACAGCACGGCGTGGCCCAGGGCGGGAATGTCGGGAAGACAGGGCGCAACCGAATGCATAAGGGGGCGATGCGTGTCTTCCTCCAGAACGACCTCGCCCATGTCGATCGGGTTCATATCCCCGGTCCGCGAATAGACGGTCAGCGACACCAGCGCGGTGACTGGGGCAACCGGCAGTGCCTGCACTTGCGGGCTCCGCCACGCAGACACAGTCCATCGTAACGCGCGTTCGAACAGCAGCTTGCCTGTCCGCGCTTCAACAGCAGCCAATGCCGCCCGCAACGCAGTCTCTAGCACCGTGTCCTGCAAATCGTCGTCGGCAAACCCGGTCCCAAGACGCAAGTGCGCCCGCAACGCAGGAATGGGTAACTCTACTGTTGGAATGGGCGTGAGTTCGACAAGCTTCATGAATTCGTCTCCGAATTTGGGCAAAGGTACGGGTCAGAACCCGGATCAAGGCGGGGCAGCCGCCCTTCCGTGCTGCTCTGACGGAGGGGAAAGCTGGACAACACGTGCCATTGGCAAGCGACCGCCCCTTTAGGTCACGCGCTGCAAGACCGCGTGACCCAATGGGCAGCCGTGGTCAGCTCGCAGAGAACTTCAGCAGTTTGATCGCAGCAAAGTCGCTCACATCGCCGCCAACGCGCTTTGTTGCGTAGAACAGCACATGAGGCTTGGCCGAGAACGGATCGCGCAGAACCCGAAGGTCGGGACGCTCAGCGATGGTATAGCCCGCCGCAAAATCACCAAAAGCAATCGCCGCGCTGTCAGCTGCGATATCAGGCATCTGCTCGGCTATAAGAACCGGGTAGCCCATCAGGCGTGCAGGCTCTCCAGCGGCAAGGCCATCGGCCCAAAGGAACCGCCCGTCGGCATCTTTCATCTTGCGCACAGCGCCGGCCGTCTTGGAGTTCATTACAAAGCTCGCATTGGCGCGGTACTGTGCATCCAAGGCATAAACCAGTTCGATGATTGGATCAGACGGCGCCGTGGACGAAAAATCCCCCGACTGGCCAGAGGCGACGTAACCAAGGCTGCCCCAAGCCCAGCTTGCATTGTCCACCTGCGGATGGCTGAGAAAACCACGCGGTTTGTCCAGCCCATCACCGCTGATGAATGCCGACGCTTCAGCACGGGCAAATTTGTCGGCGATCCGGCTCGCCAGCCAGCTTTCAATGTCAAACGCGCTGTCATCCAGCAAACGCTGGCTCGCCTTCGGCAGGGCCGACAATTCATGCAAAGGGATCGGGATCCGGCTGATCACCGGCGTTGTCGTTTCTGTCAGCGACGATGTCTCGTTGGTCCACGTATATCCAAGCTCGGAATGGTCTACGAGAACGTCATAGGAATTTGATTCAACGTTCACGACGGTGGAAATTGCCCGAATGGACGCGTTCGAACGAAGAACGCTTTGAATTGCGCCAGATGTCTGAGGATCAACAAGGTAACCGCCGTCGGCGTCCATGGCCGTAGACATACTCTTGCTCTCCAAATCGAGGTCACGCAGACCATCATCATCACCATTGCGCAGATAGCCCCCAAAGGCCTGCTTATGTGACATATCAAGGTCAGTGGCTGCGGAAAGTGTGGGGCGCGCGGCAAGTGCGGTCTTACGGTCCAGCATGTTCAATTTCTCTTCCTGTGCTTTGAGTTGAGTGGAAATTCCAGCGCGGAATGTGGTCAGATCAGTCATCAGCCCAGCCAGCGCAGACTTCATGTCAAGCGCGGCGGTGCCAGGCGCGGAGGGCGTGCTGCAGGCGGCAGGCACAACCCCGCCGGCCCGAGCCTTGGTCTCGGGGTGAGTCATCTTTGGGATCCTTTTTCAGTTGGGGATGGGCCGGCTTATTCCGCGCTGGCCAGGTGACGGCGGGCGTCTTGGACAACCGCCGCCAATTCGCGAAACAACGTCTCGTCGGGCATGTCAGGGGCAGTCTCGGATTTTGCCCCGATGCGAGCCTCGTGCAGCATTGGAAAGGTCACAAGCGACACTTCCCACAACTCCACCTCGGCCAGCACCCGCCGCCCAGTGTCATTCTTGTGCGATCGCACCGTGCGATAGCCGATCGACAAGCCGTCAATCGCGCCCGCCTCTATGAGTGCGGCAGCCTCTCGGCCTCTGGCGACATCGGTCAACAGGCGACCTTTCACGTAAAGCCCCTTGCCGTCTTCGCGGACCTCGTCCCAGATGCCGATAGGCTCTGCGGGGTTGTGCTGCCACAACAGCTTCACGCCCCGGCCCTTCGCCGCAAGATGCTGCAACGACGCCGCATACGCGCCTTGTTGCACCACATCGCCGCCCTGATCGATTTCGCCGAATAACGACGCATAACCCTCGATCCGGGTGCCATCGACCACCGATAGCCCCTCACCAAGCTGGCAGAACTTCCGCTCCAACCCGCTTTCAATCACCTGCTGCATCGCTCACATACCTCCGTTCGGGGCGACCGTGACAAGCGAGCTGACCGCCTGGGCCAAGATCGTCGCCACAACACCATACACCGTCAGCCAAAGTCGCTTTTCCAGCCGCTCCATCAAAAGCTCGATCCGGGTCAAGCGACCATCGATGCCCTCAAACTGCATTTGAAGCAGCTTTTCATGGGCCTCGCGCACTTGGGCCGGCCCGTAGTCGAACGGCTCGTACAAGAACCGCGACCCACCGGGCGGACGCCTGAGATCACTCATCCGCCCTCCCCGACGCTGCGGGGCGGCAGCCCGAGCATCGCCCGCTTCTCATCATCTGTCAGGAAATCCGCAGCGGCGACCCGGCGCCACTGGGCCTCCCGCTCCGCCGACAAGGCGGGCACGCGGTCAAGATCGACCTGGATCTCTACCGTTTCGCCGGTAAAGCGACCAAGAAACGCGCTCAACTGAGCAACCACACGGCTGGCCAAAGGCAGAACCGTTAGCCGGTAAAATGCCCGGTTCGCCTCTTGATAGTTGGCGTAGGTCGCGTCGCCAGGAATCCCAAGCAACATAGGCGGCACACCAAAAGCCAATGCGATCTCTCGCGCGGCGGCTTCCTTGGTTTTCTGGAATTCCATGTCAGACGGGCTGAACCCCATGGGCTTCCAATCCAAACCACCCTCCAGCAACATGGGGCGGCCAGCATTGCGCGCGCCCATGTAATTGGTGGTAATCTCATCGACCAGGCGCTCGTACAGGTCGCCGGGCATCATCCCCTGGCCCTCCGAATTGTGATAGGTGATCGCCCCTGACGGCCGCGCCGCGTTATCAAGCAGCGCCTTCGACCACCGCGAAGCCGCATTGTGCACCTCTACTGCACCGGCGGCCGCCTGCATTGGCGCCAGCCCATAGTGATCATCCGTCGGGTGAAAGCTGCGGATATGACAGATCGGCGGCACCTCAGCCGTCATATCGAACCGGCGCACCTTGCTGCCAACCCGATACTCGTATGCGGCGGGCCACCCGTCACTACCGGGCAGAACGCGCATCCGGTCCGGGCGCAAGGCATGCAACTCCAGTGGAAGCACGCCCATCGCACCGCCTGCCGCCTCAAGATACCCATTGCCCGTCAAAAGCAGCTGCCCATAGACCGCTTCAAGCAACTCAGCCCGGCCCTGCGCCGGATTTGGTCGCGCCACAAGACAGCCCATTGGGTGCGTCTCGTATCGGCACGCGCTATCTTGAACGATCAGAGGAAGGGCAGCGGCGGCTTCAGCGATCATCTTGACCGATCTGAACCCTACAGGGTTCCCTGCAAAACCGTGGCGAACCAACGACGCACTATCCCGCGCAACGCCAAGCCCTCCGCCTCCCGCAGCCGCCATGGCCAATGCGGCCCCGGTCGCGGCTTTGCGCTGCGGCGCAGCCGGTGGCGGCAGCGGGCTTTTCGGCGCATCGCGTTTTAGGAAATCCAGTTTCATAGGCACATGTCCTTTCTGTCCGCCAGAGCGGTTTGCCCCAGCTTCAGGGCGATCAAGTCTGACAAGGGTGGGCCAACCCGGCCCTTAGGATCAGAGCTGGCGCAGCCGCGGCTGCCGGAAGCCCGCCGCAGGATCAAGCACCAGATCCTGAAGCGCCCATACAAGCGCATCCACCCGGTCCGGGCTTCCGCGGCCTTCGAAACCGCGCACCGTCATCTGACACATCTGCTCTTCCAGATCGGCCAAACAGCCACGGCGATGCTTCACACGGCCCTGTTCGTACAAGGCAGCGACAGGTTCTGCCCGCGCGGCTTTGCCTCGGCTGGCCCGAACAGCGCGATACGGCACCAAGGGGTCCACCTGCCGAATGACGCTTTCCACCAGATTGCCGCCCTGATTGACCTCTGCGACCAACCGCTCAGCCCCGTGCCGCGACATCGCGGCCAGTGCTGCCTCGGCCCAGCCTTGGGGACTTGCCCCCTGAATGGTGCAATCCTCTATCACATAGGCCTGCCAGTCCTGCGGCGCCCCCGACATGCGAACCCCGGCAACAACGATGCCGCAACTGTCCGACGTGCCATGACCGCTGACAGGGGGATCAACCGCAACGACAACACGGTCCAAATCGGGTATCCGTTCCACCTGCAACGCCTCAAGCATCGCAAGGGTCCAAAGCGCCCCTTCGGCATCCTCAAGCAAAATACCGTCCAACTCTTGGCGACCAAGCCGCGTCCCCGCATACCGCTCCCGAACCTCGGCCAAAAAGCTGTCAGCCAAATAGGCACTGTTCGCCTCGGTTGGCGCATGACTGACCACGGTGGACGGGTTATCAAGGATCCGCTTCAGCACGCTGACATTCCGGGGTGTCGTGGTCACGACTTGCCGGGGCGTCTGGCCAAGCCGCAAACCAAATTGCAACATGTCCCACGCGTCCTCAGCCTTCTTCCACTTGGCAAGCTCATCTACCCAAGCCGCATCAAACTGCGGACCTCTCAAGCTTTCTGGCTCATGTGCCGAAAACACTTGCGCAACCGCACCATTGGGCCAGACCAACCGCTTGCGCGTGGCCTCCCAAACCGGGCGGCGATCCGGGGGCGAACAGGCCAGAATCCCGCTGTCGCCCATCACCATGACCTCGCGCACCTGCTCTATGGTTTCTCCAACCAAGGCCACACGCTTTGACCGGCCCGGCGCCAAGGGGGTCGCGCCTTCGACCTCTGCACGCACCCATTCAGCGCCCGCACGGGTCTTGCCCGCCCCGCGCCCCCCCATGATGACCCAAGTGCGCCAGTCGCCCTCTGGGGCCAACTGATGATCTAGCGCCCAGAATTCGAAAATATAGGGGAGCGCAAGAAGCGCTCCCTCGGTGAGTTCATTCAGAAACGCTTCCCGAACCTCCGTCGGCGCGGAGGCAAGCAAGACGCCGCCCGATCTCAAGTCTGGCTGCGTCGAAATCGACGGCGTAGTCTCCGACAATTCCAGCATCTGTTTTCGCTTTTTGTTCAAGGCGTTCCCTTTCGGCAAGGGCCGTCTGCAAGGCCTGTTTCAGTTCCTTGAGAAGCCGGTTGGCTTCTCCACCGTTACTCAACTCGTCAACATCCAACTGGTCGACCAGCTTGTTCAGCGCGCGTGTGGCGCGATGAAACGTCTGCTGCGCCTCGGAAAAAACTTCTTCCGAGCTTCCATCACCCAACTTCGGGTAAATCATTGTCAT